TAGTTTCTGAAGTGGCTGCATTGGACTCTGAAAGAGCTGCTGCAGTTGCACTGTTGCCTGCATTGGTGGCCTGTGTAGTCGCTGTAGTAGCACTATTGCTTGCAGAGGTCGCTGAAGACGCTGCTGCTGTAGCACTAGAGGCTGCATTGGTAGCACTTGTGGATGCTGCAGAAGCCTGTGTAGTTGCTGCAGAAGCCGAAGTAGCTGCAGAGCTTGCGCTGTTGGCTGCGTTGGTGGCTGAAGTAGCTGCGGCTGCTGCACTATCCGCTGCAGACGTAGCAGAGCCTAAGATGCTATCTACGTAGCCCTTGCGAGTAAGTTCGTTGTCTGTAGTTGGAGTTAATGTAGTAGTAACCTTGTTAGCACCCATGTCTAGAGTGCCAGTCATGGTATCACCAGCTTTGTTGAGCTTAGTTGCCAATGCGTTAGTTACTGTAGTAGCAAAGTTAGCATCATCGTTAAGGGCCGCTGCAAGCTCATTGAGTGTATCTAGGGCCGCTGGCGCACCATCGAGCACTGCAGACACCTGAGCATCTACATAGCCTTTAGAGGCTGCGTCAGTGCTGTTAGAGGGCGTACTGACAGTTAAAGTACCGGCAACACTGAAGTTACCAGTCACTGAACCAGAGGCGAGCGTAGTCGCACCAGTGACACCTAATGTGCCTCCGATGGTAGCGTTGCCTTGTACGGCCTGAGTAGAGGGGTAAGTACCAAGCTCAACGATAGTGCCGTTGTTGTTGGTGAAGATACGTTTGTCTACAGTATTTACTGCTAGTTCGCCCGTAGCTATATCTTGGGCTGTAGGAACTGCGGAGGCTGTAGAGGAACGTTTTATGAGAATACTTGTAGGCATTTCACATTCCTGTTTTGGTGGGTGATAATGAACCTTGATATTTAAGATTCTTTATAGACCCTGATAAGACCTATAAAGAATCCCTCTACAGGGACTCCATAGACACACCGCTAGCTATGGAGTATGTAGAGGGGCTGTATTAAGGCTTAGTTGCCCTAATTAGTTTATGCAGGCAGTACGATACCAACACCAGCTTCTGGGCGAAGAGCCTTAACACCGTAGATGGTGTCAGAAGTGAAGAGAGTTGACAGGTATTCCTGCTTGTACTGAGTCTGTGCACGGACGCCCTGCTGCTCAGCGAATACGATAGCATCTTTGTGCATCAATACGCCTAGCTTGTTAGCGCCAGATTCCAGAGCTGGGCAGTTAGTAGATACATAAACGTCAACACCGTAAAGAGTACCGATTTTGCCGTTCTGTACGCCACGACCGTCAACGAAGTCAGAAGACATGTAACGGTCAATGCCACGGATAGTATTCACTGCGCTTGGAGGAATAACCAGTACACGCTGATCCATAGGTACGTCAGCATCGTCAAGAAGCTGGATACCATCACGGAAAGCTGCGTCAGTCATTACATTAGCTGCACCGTTGGCAACGTAGGCTTCCAAGCCACCGCCTGCACCTACTTCGTACAGAGTAAATTCACCCTGTGCTTCAGCAAACAGATCAGTATCTACCTGCTTAGCCAGAGCGTAGCCTGCATCATCAGTGTAGAAACGACGAAGAGAAGCAAGAGCCTGTACTTCGGTGATGTCTTCAATGAGGCGTGAGTACTCGTAGTGCTTGTCGACAGATACGATTACTTCGCTCTCAGTTGCAGCCTGCAGTGTTACCTGAGACTCAGCAGCCTTTGAAGAAGCAGCGCCACGGGTAGGCTTAGGGATATGAATAGTATCGCCTTTCTTGCCACGCATAGGCATTTTGTTTACGAGGTTAGCAAGTACGAGTGAGTTCTTGTACGCTGCTACAATTTCATCAGACCACAGTTCAGGGATAAAAGTTGCTGCTGTGGTGTTAGTTACATGGTTTGAGCCAAGTGCCATTTTTAATTACCTTTCAAAATGAGATTAACGAACCCGTCCCTCTGCGTAGGCTGCAGCAATCTCATCAGACAGCTGCATATAACGATCAGGATCGGTTTGCATAAGTTTAATAATGTCAGCCCTTCGGTAGACTTTACGTGCTGGTGCTTCACCAGAGCCAGCTACAGAGCCTGTAGAGGCATTTTTTACTTGTTGCTTACGCTGAGCACGTTCTTGGGTAGCCGCCTGAGTTGCAACTTGTTTACGTTCTTTCCAAGTTGAAAACAGTTCATTAGCTGCGTCAATATCGTACTGCTGGTCCGCCTGCTGTAGCAACTGCGTGCGAATCTTTGAAGCCCCTATCCATTGCTTAAAGCCTTCGTCCTGTACAATTTCCATGAAGTCTGGATGTTGTGCTTTAAGTGTCTGCATAGCTTTAGCCTGTTCCATCTGGTGGGTTAGTGCTTCAGCCTGCTTTAGTTTTGGATGGTTCTCAATAGCTTTCGCTACAGCTTTTTCTGGTTCCAAGTACCAATCAACGTCTTCATCTTCCGTTGACTGTTCTGGGGCAGTCTTAGCTTCGAGTTGTGCCTTTACAAAGTCATCAACAATCTTGCGGAGTTCACCTACTTCAGAGCTTTGACGTCCTAATAGCTTCTCAGCTTCTTGGTGCATCTTAGCAATTTCAGCGGGTGATTTGCCTCGGTATTTGTCGGGTAGTTCGTCCTGTTCAGGTTGTTCAGGATACCCCTGAGTCTGTGCAGTTTCTTCTACGTCTTCTAGTGAGGCTAGTTCCTCATTTTCATTAATTTCTTCTTGGCGCTCATCATCTAATAGAATAGCCATATAAAACTCCGTGCATAATCGCATTATGGAAAGTAGCTGTTAAAGTGATCCCTCCAAGACACCCCTAGATTCAGGATCACCGTTTATTGTCAGTAAAGTTGGCTAATATAGCTCTTCACTGTTTTGTTGCAAATCTTCGTAGGCGGCCTCAATAGCGTTTTGGAAGCCACGAATACGCTTTAAGATAAGCAACTGTCCTTTATGACTATGTAGCTCTTCGAGAGAACTAACATAGTCTAAAGAGTCTAGACCGTCAATCATACTTTCAACGTCTTCCATGAATAGTTGCCAGCCTGATCGACTAAAAAGATCGAAGTATTCTTCGTATTGCTTTAGAACTTCGGAGTTGTCCATGTAAGGATTCCTTGTCTATATACTATATATTATAACACAAGTCAAGCCAAAAGTCAAGCTTTTTTTGAACTTTTTTGTTGACTTGTGCGTTTTTGTGTGCTAGGAGCTTTATCAGCCTCTAAACTGGCCACCTTGTTCAATAGCTCCTTGTGTGACTCTCGGAGGCTGTTGAGTTCGTTGCGGAGGCTGTTGAGGCTGTGGGCTAGATTGTTCAGGAACTCCTGAGTCTGCCTTGGTAGTAGCATTTTGTTTTTCCTTCATGTTAAGTTCACGCTCTTTAAGAACCAGCTCGGCAACTCGTGCACGTTTCTGGAACTCTTTCTCATCTGCATCACCTTGCTGTAAGTTAGATGATAGAGCCTTGATACGGGCTGTCTCAGCATCAAACTGAGCCACTGCCGCTTCTGCTTTGTTCTTCTCAGCCCGTGCTGCAAAGTCCATAGCCTGTGCTTGGAACGCCTGAGTCTGAGCTTGCTGCATAGCCATCTGAGCCTGCTGAGCTTCCTGTGCTGCCTGCTGAGCTTGTGGATCAGGTTCTGCTGCTTTCTTAAGCTTAGCAATAAGTTCTTCACGGTTAGACAAGTTCATGTTGTCTACTACAGACTCAATTAGAGAGTTGTAAAGTGGAGACTCTGGGCTAGTTGTTTGTAGAAGCTGTACTAGCTGTGTAACTTCGTACTCACGAGCAATAATCCCAAGAGAAGATGAAGCAACAAACTTGTAGTCTTTTACTGGGTAACGCTCAGGGTCAAACTGCATGTAACGGTAAGCGGCCTTACGTACAAACGGAATGAGGAATGACTCTTGGAAGTTAATCAATGTGCGTTTGTGACGCTTGATTATAGCTCCAAGGGACATCGAAATCCCTGCTGCAGTGCCTTCACCGTTAATAGAGCCTGCAATGCCTGCAGCGTCTACTGCGCCTGTTGCTTGCTGTACCATTGCTTGGAGTGTTGCGGCTTGGTTGAACGTATTCGGGTCTAGGTTGCCAAACTTGAATGGCTGCAGTATTTCTGCTGGATTGCCATTTGTCAAGATTGTTTTCCCTGGTCGTATCTCCATTCGTGTGCCACGTGGTAGTCGAGAAGCGTCTACAGCTATCATAGGATGTACTGTGAGGCTCAGTGCGTCAATACGTGCACGAAGCTCTGTATCCAATGCTTTCTGACTGTTATAGCCCTTCTCACAAACACCACGGCCCCAGAAACGGCTGGGAACTGCATCCCAAGCAAACGCTACTACTGGACGGTCTCCCATCATGTACGGATTCTTTTCTACCTTAAGCAGTGTACCACCATTAGCAATAACTACAATAGCTTCAACGTACTTGTTAGGGTATTCACGTTCTTCAGTTAGTTCTTCTACTTCTTCATCTTCGTTGTATAGAGCGTCTTCAAAGAGATGTGTAGGAACAAGACCATAGTACTTTGTAACACGTACTTTGTTGTCTGAGTAAATTGCTAGCTCTTTATCGCCTTCCAAGTCGGAATCTGGTGCGTCTGGTGCAATGAACTCATCACGGTATACGCCTGATTCTTGGAGCATCTCTACTTGGTGGATCGGCACGAATTCGTCTATAGCCACTCCAAGCGCTTCGTCAATAGAGGTCGCTGCAGGGTCAATCAAGAAGTTCTGAGGCATGATAGGACGTAGTTTAACAACTGTGCGATCACGAGTCTCAACACCGACTGCTTCCATCTGTCCATCCATCATAGGCTGTGTAGCTGGGCGTACATCCTTGACTTCATCCAAGGTAATCTCGCCTACGCCTGTGCCAAAGATAGCTGAGTTAAGAATACACTCTGCTACAGCCTTACGTACTTTACAGTACTCAAAATCTTCGTACATCAATCCACGGAGTAGTTGTACGTCACTAGCGTCTTGGTCGCCTAGATTGTCTTTGATGTCAAACCACTTACCACGGCCAAAGGTAGCTTCTTCTACTTCGGCTACAGAAGACTCTACAGCCTGTTGTAGTGCTGGGCTAATGATCTTACTGCGCTCTGATTGGCGCATAGAGTCTGAGCCATCCCAGATGCCTCGCCATAGACGGTAGTACTCATCAAAGTCTTCTTTGTAGTTGGATTCGTAATGGTCACGCCATCCACCTACCTTATCCATCACCCAGTCTTCTAGGTTTTGTTCGATGATAAATTCGTTTTCTTCAAAATTCATTTTAATATCCTAACTTCGTTAAATAATCTGCCGCTTTGAGGAGCAGTCTAGGGTTATCCCTCATATTACCTATAGCTAGGTTACAGCTACGGCAGAGCAGACCTCTAACTTCTTCAGTGGTATGGTCGTGATCCACGCATAATGAGTCAGGTAGGTCGTCATTGTGAATCCCGCATATCGCACAACGGTGGTTCTGGGCTTCCAGCATGCTATTATACTCTTCTACGGTAATACCATAACGTGCTTTAAGTTTCCATTTAGCCTTACTAGCTTTGCGTTCAGGAGCTTTAGCGTGTTCAGCCATACAAGGCTTGCACCAAGACTGTTTACCATCTTTGGCTCTACTGTTTTTACCAAACAGGTCTACACTTCTTTTTGTGTTACACTTGCTACATTTCTTCATAATCAGTAACCTGTCAACGGATCAAGAGCTTCATATTCATCTTCTTCGTAGTCTACGTAGTAGCTAATTTTGGCTAGTTGGTCTATGTAGGCTAATGAGTCTATAAGGTCATCGTGTACCAAGGGATTAGGGAATTGGAATAGTTGGTCACAGAACTCTGTATTCCATTCACCTTCTCCAAGGGTAATCTGACCATTTTCAAAGCGCCCTTGTAGCGCCCAAACAACACGGTCAATCTTTTTCTGGTTGCCGTGTGTTAGTTCTTCTATTCTAAAGTAGCGTTGGTTAGCTTTCATTAGGTCTGTTAGGTAAGGTAATACAGCGTTACGTA